GGCCGTTTGTTCGTTGACGCTCACTGCCCGTCTCCCAGCAGCGCGACGACGTGCGACACGAGCGTCTTGACTTGCGCGAGGTCGCCGTCAAACATCGTGCCGCCGGTCTCCTTGGCGAGCAGCGCGAGGAACTCGCGGCCGTGGTCGTAGTGGATGTTTCCGTCTTCGTCCGTGACGGCGACGTCGCCCACGAAGATACAGTCGCAGCGGCCAAGTTTGCGCCCAACCTCGAGGGCGTAGAGCTCGTCGTTGGGGCAGCCATCGCTGACGACGATGACGCGCGAGCACGAGCGGCACGCCAGCTCAAGGCCTTGCGCGAGCGGCGTGCCGCCCTCAGGCTGCACGTGGTCGATGCTCGTGACGAACGTGGCGTCGTTGCGGTAGAAGATCACCATCGCCGTGGGCGCTTGCGCTTGGATCTGCTTGACGGCGTCGCGCAGCCCGTCCACGCGGGTCTTGCCGTTGGCCATGCCGCCCCCCATGCTGCTCGAGAAGTCGAGCACGAGCATCACGTCGCCGGTGCTGCGGTCAGCGCGCACGAGGTCGCTGATGGAACGAACGGGCTTGTTCTGTTTCGTAGTGTTCATCAACATGTCAGTCACTCCTATACGCAAAAGTCAATCAGTTTTTTGCACGCGACGCGGCACGCGTTCTCTTTTTCTCGAATCGTGCCGTCGTCCTTGGCTGCTAGGCGACCATCGTAGGCTTCCTTCACCTTGGCGTAGACGGCGAACTGCGCGTCTGCGTCCGGCCCAAGCTGTCGCGCAGCGGCCGTCATCTTCACGAGCGTCTCGAACTCCGCGAAGACCTTAGCGCGCTGCTCGTCGAGATTGATGGGCTTGGGCACCCTTGGCGCGGCGCCTAGCTCGTGGAGCACGCCAGTCTTGGCCATCTCGTTCAAGTAGTAGGCGACGTTGTTGAGCGGCACGTCGCCAAGCTGCTGGTAGATGTCTTCCTTCGTGGTGCCGCGGTTGCCCACGGCCTTGACCGCGTCGTAGATACGCTCGGCCTGCTTCTTGTTGCCGTTGCGCGCTGGGTTGGGGAACACCCCAACGACGATGAATACGCGCTGCTTGACGATGCGTCGTCTGCTCATTTATCCCTACTCCTTAACCGTGATGCGGTTGCAGGTCAACCAGCTGTAGCGCTCACGCGCCAGCTCAGCCTCGAGCTTCTGCTGCGCGACGTAGCCACGGACGAAGCGGTCACGGTCTTGGATGAGCTGACCGCTGCTTAGCGGCTTCCTGAACGCCCTCGATTCTACATTGGGCGCACTCGCCATGCTTACAGAATCCAGATCACGTGCACGACCTCTGCCGTTTGGCAGAACTGCACTAGCCGTCGCGCTGACCTAAAATTGCGGCAGGTGTGCCGCTTGCCGTTGAAGTAGTGCAGCTGGAAGCGTTTGGTCATGCCGTCTTAAGGAGCATCATTGGTGCCAGGTTGCCAGACGTATAACGGCGTGCAACCGCGCCCCCTTTGAGAGCCCTTCCGTAGCCAAAAAGCGTCACCTGACAAACAATGTTTGTCACCCTGACAGGTTTTTGCCTCTACAGGGCAGCGTGGGTGCTCGAGATTGCACGCGCTGGCGCGCTCGAGAGCCTGGCACCAAAGATGCTCCTATAACCGGCATGACCAAACACTCGGTGATTAACGTAGCAGCAATCAACAGTGACGGCAGCCCACGGTCAACGCAGCTTTGGGACGCAACCATGGATGAGGCGCACTTGGTCGTCCTTCGTTGGGTCGTTGAGGACTTGACCAACGGCTACAACCACCCCATCATCTCCGCGGTCATCGCGCCCAAGGGTGCTGCGTGGCTCCGCTACGCGGTGAACCCCGTCAGCGGCCAGCTTACACAGGTGTAGTCATGAAGAACGCCACGCAGCAAATGACCAAGATGGTTCGACAGCTCAGCACGCCACTCTTGAAGGCGCGGCTGGGGCAGCTTCAAGGCGAACTGACGGGCGTTGAAGCGTGGTCAAAGGCCATCATTGAATGTGAACTCAGCAAGCGAGGAGAATAAACAATGGTCAAAGCCACCATCGTAGAGACCACGACCAACGGCGTGCCTACCGGCTACGCCATGACCATCAATCCAACCGGTTCACACTGGGGCGGCACCTACGTCGCGCGGCAGCCAGTCGGCCCCACGGGCATGGACGACACGAAGCCGGAGCTCGTGCAGCGCGTCAAGGAGTTTTGGCCTGAGATCGCGCGGCAGCGTGGCGCGATGACGGAGCTGCGGTCGCTGCCAAAGCTCGCGCTCTTGATCATGGTGAACCAGCTGTGACCGTCTACCACGTGCGTCAACGGCTCAGCAGGCGCGGCGGCAGCCAATTCTACCGCGACCGCCGCGAGCGCAAGGCAGAGACGTTCTGCGGGGCCGCCTGCACGGAGTACGACGCCGCGTGGGCGGACCGCAAACGCGCTGGCGATTGGATTCATACGGACAAGGGGCTCTTTACATGTTGCGCTCAGTGCAAGGCACTCGCAGCGAAGGAGTAGATGATGGCTGATTTGAAGTGTCCAGAGTGCGGCGGCAGCGTGACGGTCTGCGACGGCGAGGTCTACGAGCCGTGGTTCGTCGCCGGCCGCACCATCAACAACGTCATTGAGATGCGGCCACGGCCGTGTCTCATGGTCGGCTGCAACGCGTGCGAGTTCTGCGCCGAAGTTGACAAGGAAGGGAACGTGGTGCCGGCATGATCGTCTTTGCCAAGTGCCGCCAAGGCTGTCGCGTGCGGCTTGAACTGCCTGTCAACGGTCATGGCCGCGTGCCCGTGCACTACGTCACACAGCTGATGGACGGCCGTTTGTGGAGCTGGAACGTGTCGCGGTGGCCATTCCTTATATGGTGTGGTGCGTCAAACATCGCGAGCCCATGCGCGGCAAGCCGCTGAAAGTTCATTTGTCGCAAACGCCTTGCGATGACGCCTGCACTCACGCTACTGGCGAAACGTGCCGCTGCTCATGTGGCGGCGTAAATCATGGAGTCGAAGTATGACCATCTGGAGCTACATCTACGAGGATGCTGAGGACTACGACAGCGGTCGTCACCAGCGCTACAAGTGCACGCCGGCCCAGTGCTGGCGCACTGACGCCGAGGCGCAGCGCGCCGCGGAAGCGGACCACGCGCAAGGCCTGAAGGACCTCGAGCCAGACTACACGGACCTCGAGGAAGAGTTGGACCGCTCGCCGCTTCAGTGGTCGCCGTGCGACTTGCCGGCCGGCCACGCGTGGGCGGCTGAGGACCCAAACCAGCCGGACAACTATTACCTTATCTTCCCACTCGAGCTGGTGGAGCCATGACGATCTGGATTTACACGCGCACGAACGACGCCGCGATGCCAACGGACGCGTGGACCAGCGCGGCAGCCGCGATGCTCGCGGCTGAGCACGACCGTGGCGAGCCCTTCATTGACCGCTGGGTGCACGACGCCGGCACTGACGAGTGGACCGCCGCCGACTACCGCGTCTTCTCCCTCACGCTGCACACCTAAACAAACCCGCAGCCCGCTTGGGCTGCGGCGTCTTAAAAGCATCCTCACGCCTGTAGCAGTTCTATCCACTTTTAGGGCTCAGCATTTTGAACGACCGTGCAGGCGTAGACCGCAAACCGTGCAGGCTCAAGCCGTTGCGAGAGCCTGGCATGCTGCCTGCTTTACCTAACCCTGTTACGTGCTGCTCGCAATCAAGCGGCGCACGCAAAAGGAGTGAGTGATATGGCAAAACGAAAGCGGATGGCGAAGGCGAACGGACGCGCACAGTCCGTTGACGCACGGACTGTGCTCGAGCGGACGGCCAAGCAGCTCGAGTGGCTCGCGACCTCGCGCTCGCCTAGCGCGACCCGCGTGGTCGGCACGCCGGCGAAGCGGCGAGCACACGAGGAGGCGGCGAAGCTCGTTCGCGAGGTCATCGACAAGATGAAACCGCCCGAGGCTCGAGCGCCCGTGGATGGGATCGCGCTCACGCGCAGCGAAGCCGGCGCGATGCTGCGCGACGTCAGCGGCCCGCGCTCGATGTTGTGGGAGAAGCTCGGCCGGCCCGTTGGTCCGTCGAACCCAGCAGCTCACACGACCGGCAAGCGTGTCGCGGCAGGGGGTGCGCGATGATGATGCCCAAGACCGTCCGAAAATACGCGGATGAGCTGGCCTTGGATGCCGACTACTGGAAGACGAACTCGACGGAGGCGCTGTTGTTGAGCCACATCGTCATTGACCTCCACCAGTATGCGGCGATCCTCCAGGAGCACATCGATAACTCCACGCTGCCGAAGCGCAAGCGGTTCAACGGCGGCAACGGGGGCAAGTCGTGAAGGTCATTTGCAATGGCGGATGGGCGAGCCTTACCCATCCGCCGCGCGTGCTCAGAGACGACGGGAAAAAAGGCCCCGACTCGCACGGGGTATGCGAGGAGTGCATGATGGTGGCGTTGGCTGAGGCTGAAAAGCTGCAGAAGGAGAAGAAGGCCGATGACCACCACGCTTAAGCGAAACGGTGTCTCGAAAATGCTCGAAGTGCTCGAGGAAATTCGCGACGCCATCGTCTCCAAACGGAGGTTCGTGACCATGGAGTCAGCGCCGAGACGGCAGACCCACGGCGGGAAGAGTAAACGGCAGGCGTCAGCTTCAAAAAGGAGGAAGCGTGGGTAAGCGTTTTATCCGAATGGACATGGAGTATGAAGCTGACGACTACGTGCGCGTCAACTTCGCCATCCGCCGCCTGGCGGACGTGATCGGAATCGTGGGTGTTGAGATCATCTTCACCCGCGACTCGTCAGTCAGGGAGCACCTTGATGAACCGAGGCAACCAGGTCAGCAGTTCGACGGCCGCTAGTGTGATTCGTCGCAGCCCGCCACAGTAATGCTCGCGTGGGAGAGCATGATTCTTCCACGCGAGTCCACCAGCTGACAATACGCAGCCCCCGCCTCACACGGAACCTTCTTGAACCACACCTCGTAAGTCACCCGTCCGGCCTCGCCGTCGATCTGCGCGAAGCTCGAGGTGTAGTTCTCGATGCCGATGGTCAAGCCGCGGTTCTCCTCGTTGCGCGCGACGCTGCACGTGACACGCTCGGAGTTCCCCGCCATGACCATGGGCGCGCTGACCTTGCATGCCAGGCGACCTGGCGTCGCCACCGCCACAAACACGGCGAGAAAGAACATCAAGCCGCAGAACGTCGTCAACAACGCGAGTTCTTTGTCCCTCATCCACCGACCCTCCGCTTGCCCTTCTCGATGAAGTTGACGCCGACCCAGTGCATCGCGACGGAGCCGGCAACCGTGAAGACCGTGTAGAACAGCACGACGACGGTCCGGTCCGTCCAGGAACCGGACCGGATAGCCTCGATGATGATCTGTAGGGAGACGAACTGGCCGCAGATCCACACGCCGTTCGAAGCGACGGCGGCGAGCGCGTGCAGGGCGTAGCTGCCGCTATTGCGGGCCCTGCTGACGAAGGTAAAGCTCGCGTTCTGCAGCAGGAGGAAGAGCGCCCATTCGAGCCACCTCATCGGCAATCTCCCACGTCCGCCCAACGGCTCGCGCGGCCGCTCAAACATTCACCGCGTCCCCAGGTAAAGCCAAGGTACGCGACGAAAATCAGCGCGAGCACGAACAAGATTCGGTCAACAGTCATTTCGACATTCCTTTCCCGGTGAAGTGGTCCACGTTGAAGGAGAGCTGGCTGGTGAAGCCGGCGTCCTGGTGGAACAGGAAGGCCTCACACGCGCGGCGGTCCATGTAGGCGTGCTTGGTGTGCCAGGCGTCGTGGCCGGACAAGGAGGTGAGCCGGCGAATGCGGACGCCCTTGTCCGAGTGATAGTCCTGACTGACGCGGCCAGCCTCGAACTTCTCCGTGATGTGCTTGTGGCCGATGTGCCACTCGCGGCTCGAGCACTTCGCCCAGAGCTCCGGCACCTCGCGCGCCATGGCCAGTGGCAGCTCAGCCACGCGTTCGGCGTCGCCGTGCGCGAACCCAAACAAGTTGACGCCGTAGCTGTAGTACTTGCGGAGCTTCGCGCTGTTATCGACCGTCACCCGAGGGTCGTTCTCGTAGCGGGTCGCCAGGACCTCGCCCAGGTGGAAGCTCGTCAACTCGTCATGGTTGCCGGGGATGATCACGATGTCGACGGGCGCGTGCTGGAGTAACACATCGACGGCGCGTCGATGTATGGCGCAGATGCGCCGGTAGATCTTGATGTAGCGGGTATCCACGTCCATCGGCGTGCCCGAGGTCGTCTGACCGCGCTTCTGGTCGACGTGCGCGACGTCGTTGCCGAAGACGCACAGGACGCGGCCCAGCTTGCCGTCAGTGAGCTTCAGCGCTCGACTCAGCAGGAAGTCAAGCGACGCGTTGAACAGGTCTTCGGCCTTCTGCGCGTCGTAGTCCGTGACCGTCTCTTCGGCCCAGGCATACTTGCCCATGTGGAGGTCGAAGGGCGCGAACTCGAAGAGCCATGGCCCGTCGACGGTCTCGGTCCGTGCGCTTCCGAGCTTGGCCAGCGGCGAGCGCGTGAGTTCCGTGCGAATGTCCTCGAGCAGCGCAGTGTTCAAGGCTTCGTGCGTTTTTACGGCGACGTTCCGTCGCCGTAACGTCGCCTTGACCGTGAAGAGCTGTTCGACGTGCGGCGCCGATTGGATGATTCGGTGTGGGGTCACCGCCTCCCGCGTCTCGAGCTTCATCGCGGTTTCGTACTTGCCGCACGCCCAGCGCTCGACCTCCCACTCGTTCAAGTCAATCTCGCACACCCGCACCAAGTCTTCGAGGGTGCGGACGCGCTCGCTCAGGACCTTCGTGACTTCACGCTTCCCATCGATCGTCTCGGTCACGCTCTCGCTCTCGCGAATGTCATCCCTCTTGGCCCGGCACTCCTGGCAGACGCCGGACTTGTTGTCACGTAACCTGAGCATCTTCGGACAGAACTTGCACTGGACGGTTCTTCCTTGTGAGGACATTTAGTTGACTCCGGCGAAGAAGTGCAGTTTGTCGAGGACGAACGTCTCCCGCGCCGGCGGCACGGTCCACGCCGGCGGCCTGACACTCTCGTCGTAGTAGTGGGTCGCGCCGTCCGTCGGGTCTTCAATCATCCCTGGCTTACCCGTGACGCACGACGAGGCGAAGTTTAAGACCCGTTGTTCATTGGCCGTCGGTTGGTAGTCCAGCCGCTTGGCGCGCAGCGCGAAGGCTCGCGTGGACAGGAAGTTCCCGCCACCCATCGTGGGCCACAGGGCGTCGTACTGGGCCCAACGGAGAATGACCTCAGCCCACGTGCCACCGAACCACTTGCCGCTCGTCGTGCGGTTCCGCACGGAGCACGCGACGGCTGCGAGCGCCTCGTCAGAGACACCGCGGGCCTCGCCGTAGAGCAGCGCGGCGAGGAGGAGCTGGTCACTGAGACCGACGAAGGCCGGGTCAGGCGAGTGCATCAGTCACCTTGATGGGTTCGAAGACGGGGCCCACGAGGTCGAGGAACTGAAACGGGGCAACCTTGTCCGGCGGGTCCTCGGGAAACAGGTTCAAGCCAGCGGCACGGTAGTAGCCGGCGGCAAACTGTGAGCAGAAGATCCCCTTGTTCTGCACTGGGACACCGACGAAGTTCGCCAGCTCGAGCCAGCCGTACTTGGTGCCCTTCACCCGCTCGAACCAACGGTTCGCGCAAGCGAGGTCCATCGGCAAGCGAGGCCGCAGGACGTATTCGAGTTCCGACGTGCGGAGCGGGTAGCGTCCGACGCCAATGCCATCACGGCTGGCGACACTCGACGGTCCGAGTCCAGCGAAGACCTCGACGTGCGCGACCTTGTGCCAGGTCTTCGTGGCGATGACCCAGCCAAAGAACCCCCGCGGGGCGTAGAGCAGACAGTCGCCAGGCTTCAAGTTCATACGACGGCCTTTCCAGTTTGCACGAGCCGCAGCACGCGGCACGGCGACAGGTCGGTGAGCATCAGCTTGAGCGGCTTGACGCCGTAGGAATCGAGCGCTTTCGCCGCCTCGTTCCTCAGCTTCGTGTCGAGCGTGCCCTTGCGCTGCTCGTTCATCAACTGGTCCATCGACATCTGGCAGCAGACATCGTGAACGACGGTCAGCGCGAGGTCCCGCACGGTTTCCTCCGGCGAGTAGGTCTCGCCAACGTGTCGCGCCATGTCAAAGATTTCGTAGATGAGCATGCCGCCGACGACGATGGACTTGTTGTCCGTGGTCACGAGGGTTTGCTCGCGTAACTCCTCGCCCTGGCGGACGCTTGGGTATTCAAAGAAGTCCGTCACGAGCGGCCAGAAGACCGTGAGCCCTGGTTCGACGATTTTCAGGTTCTTACCGTGGACGAACTTGACGCCCTTATGGGTGCGTCGAATGATGCGAAGGCGGGGGAAAAACTGGCCGATGAACTCGGCCAGCTGTCCGATCCACGCGAGTGCGGACTCCACTTACTTTTTGCCGAACGTGATGACGTGCAACAGGCCGCGGCCGGTCCTGGCCGCTTCACGAGCTACGACCACGTCGACCTTCTTGATACCCTCGACGGCTTTCTCCCCAACGTAGTAGAGCCCTGCGAACGCGAGCACCGCCGCGAGCACATATGGACTGATCATTCTGCCTCCCTTAGCTGACGATTTCGAGCACGGCCTCGACGCCGGCGATGGCCTTCTTCACGTTGTCGTTGAGCACGCCGCCGCGCGCGAGGTAGGACGCCTCGACCGCGCCGATGAGCTTGGCGTCGTCCGCCAGGTCGGGTTGCGCTTTGAATTGACCCGTGGTTGGGTCGATGAGGTCCGCTTCCACCGCGTCGATCACGTCACGAGCAACGTCGAGTTTTTCCTTTGGGGTCACTTGCCCTCCTTTTTCTGAATGGCTGCGCCAACGGCTTCGACTTCAGGGGCGGCTTGCGTGATGACGGCCGCGACCTCTGGGTGACCAGCGATCGTGGCGACGGACGCGATCACTTCCGGGTGCTGCGACGCCCAGAGCGCGGCGGTCGCTGCGCCCTTGGCAATGCTGGCGAACGCCTTGCCGACGTGCTTCCAAAACATGCGGGCTCCTATCTGTTGTGGGGTGGACGAACATCATAACACAGTGACGCGCTCGTGGCGCGTCACTGAGGTCCTGATGGAAGACCGTTCCCGAACGTGCACGTCACGCCAGCGAGGTTGCAGAGTCGCAACGCGCGGTTGTTGATGCGGAGCACCGTGTCGTCGCTCACGCCACCGCCCTTGTAGTCGCTGCCGGTCACCTCGAAAAAGGAGATCGGCACGCGCCGTCCGAAGCCGTGACCTTGCAGCCCCTCGAGCCAGCGATCTTCCCAGCCTCCACACGGACTGTCGAGGTGGCAGAACTGGCCGGTCGCGCCAGCGGGGTCGAGGAGCTTCGGCCCGTGCGGCGTCTCGTAGAGCATGATCTGGAAATACTGACCACCGTTGCTCGTCCAGAACGCGGGCTCGTTGCTCTGCCAGGGGTCGTCCGCCTGCGGTGGGTTGCTGACGCCCGAGAACCGCTCGGGGCAGCCCTCCCACGCCCAGACGGCGTTCGGCATGAGCTGGTGACCGACCGTGATGGCATGGCTGATCTGCGCCGACGACCACGCGCTGCACGGTCCGCCGGTCTCGAAACCAAGCGCCAGGACCGCGCAGGGCGTCCCAGGGGAGCCGTCGGCATTGTTCCCGATGAGACACGGCTCGAGCCGCTGGAAGCTGTCCCTGTAGCCAGGCCAGAACGCGTCGGGGTCAGTCTGGGTGCCGGCGTCGCCCGTGGTCAGCATGACCAGCGGGATGAAGTTATTGTCTAGAAGCTCGGTAGCCGAGCGGGTGAGCTGGTCAGGAGTGCCGCGAAGGTCAGAACACCCCACCCAATAGCCAGGATAACAAGGAGCGGGATCCAGAACGACGTGCTTGACGCCCGCGTTCGCATAGGCCTGCCTCCAGAGGGCGCGGTCTGAGTCACCGAGGTTCGGGTAGAACCACGACAACATCAGCCGGTTCAAGCTGTCGTATATGCTGAGGAAGTTCCCGCGGATATTGTAGACGTCCGCCAGGCTCGGCCGCGGCCCGCGCTTCGGCTGCAGGCGAACCTCAACGTCGCAGCTCCACGAGCGAATGTTCACCGGCCCGCAGTCAGGCCCAGCCGTGCAGTCCTGGTAGCCGTCGGCGTAGACGTCGAGGACGTTTGGAAATGGAACTGGCTGGAGGTAAATGTATCCGTCTTGGTTCGTCGTGCCGGTCAGCGTCGAAATAAAAACTTTCGCACCCGGGACGGGCGCGCCGGTTCGCGCGTCCTTCACGTGAGGCGCGATGCAGAACTCGTTGGCCGCTGGCGGCGGGGTTGGCGGAACGGGCTTGGGCTTTGGATTGGTCGCGCACCCAACGGACAGCGCGGTGAGGACGGTCGTCAAGACAATTTGCAGGACGCGAGCGAACATCATTTACCTCCGAACCAGTGTGGGACGTGGTTGACGGCGAGGTCGAACAGGAAGGTGAGGACCCCGATGATCATGGTCCTCCCGAGCCACTTGGAATTTTTGTGCCACGATTTTAGCACAATCAACTCCTCGCGCACGTCCGCCATCGCCTTGAGGTCGTCCGCCTCGTGAATGACGAGGTCCGCCTTGATTTGAATCGAGCGCTGGTCGATGAGTGTGAAGCCGGCGTCGACTTTCGCTGCGAGCCTGCTGAGATCCTCGCGCTGCTCCGCGAACCGCTTCTCGAGAAAGTCTTGAAGGTCGAACTGGAACTCCATATTAATCTCGCTCGCCGTAGATGGCCTGAAGGTCGGTGGTGCGCGTGCCTCCGCCGCCGTCGTTGTTCCAAAGTTGAAGTATCCCAAACAATCCGGTCGTGGAGCTTAGCGTCGATGGGATAGCAAGGGTAACCGGTGTGCCGTTGATCGTGATGGTCAGGGTACTACCGGAGACGTCCACGACCACATAATAAATGGTGTTGACGGCGATGGGCACGATCTGCGCGCCGACGACCTGCGTCGTCCCATCTGAATACCAGGACATGAAACCGGTGTCCACGCGGCTCGTGTTGTAGAACACCACGCCAACGCCAGTCCGCGCGGCTTGGTTGTCCGAGTTCGTCGTGATGTTGTCGATCAGCGCCAGAATCAACCTGACGTTCTGAAGGGTCGAGCCAGTTCGGAACCACCACTCGTAGTGGGGGTTTTGGTTGAGCTGACAGTGCGGGCTCTGGTTTTCGGCCTGCCAGCGGATCTCGTGGGTATCAGCCGCGGTCTGACGCGCCCAGTAGCCGTTGGCGTCGACGACCCCCGTTGGTGTATTGGCGACGCCCAACGTCCAGCCCCGACTTTCAATGGTTGGCGCGACAGCGAGGTTGGCGAAGCTCGACGTGTTCCACTCCGACCACCCAATCCACCTCTTCGTGGGCCGAGTCACCGCGACGGCTTGCGCGGCCGCAATGATAGCCGCCGAGGTCAGAGGCGTCGCGGCTGCCGGCGTTGGCGCCATCGCGGCCACCGTGGCTGCGCCTCCACCTCCACTGCTCCCGCCCGCGTTCGCGATCGTCCCGCCCAGTAGAATTTTTCGGAGCAGGTCGTCCAGCGTGAACCGGACCGAGGAGGCCGTGACCTCGTACCCCTGCGTCACGCCGTTCATGTCGCTCCATTGCGTGAGGTCCACCGACTGGATGAGGAACGCGCCGACGATCGGTGGGTTGACCAGGTCGGCCACCACGACGCGCCCGCTGCGAACGTTGGGGTCGAGGGTGGAATACTTCAGCGTCTTGATCGGTAAGCTGAAGAGCGTGAGCTCCGCCTGCGCTCGCAGGAGAGCCATCGCCTGCGTCACCATCGCCGAATCAGACACCACGTACTCGATGACCCCGTAGGTCGCCTGCGCTGAGAGGTTGTCGGCCTGCGCCCAGATGTTCACCGCCACGCCGATGGCAATGGGGTTGGTGATCGAGCCGGTGCCGGACGCCGGGACTCCGGTCAGGAAGAAGAGCGGCGTCGGCGAGATCGCGGACACGGATTGATTGGCCGAGGTAGAAGCGGACCCGCCGCCGTCCGTATACGTCAGCGTTTTATTGTCGCTGAGCGTGGCGATGAGTTGATAGGCTCCCGCGCTGGGTACCGCGTCAGTCGCTCGAAAGCCTCCAGTTTGCCACGAACTGCCGGTCGTCGTAGGCGTGGGCGTCCGGTAGATCCGTCGTGACGTCGTGCCCGGAGGGCCCAGCGGGATGTTATTCAGGACGACGTTGGAGCCGGTCGAGTTGATGAACGGCCTGGACCCGGAGAGCGACGCGTCCGAGGCGCTGTCCGTGTAGGTCGTCACGACGTTGTCGAGCGACGTTACGAGCTTGTAGTTCGTATCAGCCTGTGCCGACTGCTTACGGTACAGCTTGCGGCCCGTCACTCGAGGGTCACTCGAGGTTTGGAGGTTGGTCAGGGCGACGGTGCCGTTGCTCCCCATCTGGACGGAAGCTTGGTTGGCGCCGCCTGGACTATCGGCTTCGTGCGACCCAGTGGTGTAGGTCAGCGCGTAGGTGTACTGAACGTTCTGGGTCATCGAACCGCCGGCCTGCGCCGTCGCGGTGAACGATCCTGGAATGGTGACCTGGTGCGCGACGGCCTGGACAGCCTGCGTGGGCGACGACTCGCCGTTCGGGCCGATCGACGTGACCTGGTACCACACCATGCCGATGATCGTTCCGTCCACCGTGTCGTCAGCGGCCGCGTTAAACCTCGAACCACCGCCAGCCGAGGGCGCCGGCGCGAACCCGATCGAGATCCCCGTGTACTTGATGCGTTGCGAGTTGACGATAACCGTCCCCGGACCAGGACCAAAGAACCCTTGCGGCGCGGTCGGCGTGTCACCGAGTGAGGCGACCTGCAGCGACGTATCGCCAGGCGCCGCAGCTGCGGCGACCGTGGAGCCTGCTCCCTTGCAGTAGACCCGCGTCCGGAGCTGCGCGGCGTCCGTCGTCAACTCGATGGGTTTATCGTAGAGTAAGTTCACGCTCGAGGCCGTCAGTGCCTCGGGGTCAGTCGCGTTCGCGTTGAGCGCAAACGACCACACGGGCCCCGTCGTGTTGCCCGTGGCGTTCTTTGCGACGATCTTCCAATAGTAGGTGCCAGGTCCGATCGTGTCACTGTACTTGACTGCGTAACTGGCCGTGGCTTGTGAGGACACGACCTTGAGCGGCGGGTTCACCGTGTCGAAATACACGTCGAACGACGTCGCGCCGGCAGCGACCCAGCTCAGCGTCGCCGGCATCGTCGCCGCCCCAGCGTTGGCCGGAGACGGCGAGTTTGGCGTCGCCGGCAGCGCCAGCGCGTTGGTGGGCCCCTTGAGGCCGGGCCGCGACGGAAAAAAAGGAAACGACGGCACAGTTATCCGTTCAACGCTTCCAATGTGAATTGGTGAAGCGTCAAGCTACCAGTCGCCACGGTCTGCGTGAAGAACATGTCGACGACCTGCGAGGAGGTCGAGTCGAAGTTGGCGCCAACCGCCGGCGCGGAATTGTAGGGCAACGTGAAGACGCCGCTGCCGCCCGCCGTTGGAAGCGGCGACCCGATCACGGCTTCCGAGGTCCACGTGCCTTGCCACATCAGGTTGGCCGAGGTGCCAACTGCGCGCGCGGTCAAGAGGAGGTCGAGCCACCAATTGACGTTCGTCTTGGCCGTGGTGTTCAAGTTCATGGCGAGGCTGTCCGCCACGACCGTTGCACCGAACCGAATGTCGAACCGCGCCGTTCCCGGCGTCGTCACGACGCAGCTGATCCGACCCGATGCACGGATCGCGATAGCCTGGCCAACGTACTTGAAGAACTGCGCGGGCAGGGTGAACTTCGCCTGTGCCGGCAGACACGTCGCCGCGGCCGCCGCCGTGAGCGTCGGTCCATCGACCTGCGCGGTGATCAACGTCTCGCGATATGACTGCAAACCCATGAGAAGACTCCTTAAAGCGAAAGCGTGAAGACGTGAAGGTCTTTGGTGTAGTCAACGTACCAGTGCGCGCCGACGAGCCCGGTTAGGTTGGCGAGCACCGTTGACCAGTCCTGCGAACCATCGATCACGACCGCGATGGCCGGCAAGTTCGCTTGGACGTTGTTCGTCGTAAAGCCAACGGCGTAAGTCGCGAAGAGCTGTTGCAGGATCGTCGTCAATGACGTCTGCGGATTGCCGTTGGCGTCCGGTGGAAACTCACCGAAGGGCCGCGTCGCGTTCAACTTCCACGTGTAGTCAATCGCCGTAATGGCGAACATCAAATTCCCGGGCTGCCCCTCGAACGTCTGAACGATCTGCTGGGTCGTGCCGGCAAACGCCAGCGTTCCACCGAGGGTCGCCTGCACGTCCTGGTTGACGGCGGGGCTAGGCGAGTTGATGGCGAACGTCGCGTGGTTCGGCGTCCCGGCCAGCACGTCGTGAACGATGAAGGCCGGGTTGCGCCGAATGCTGACGGCCGAGCCGTTGACCGTAACGGCGAGCGTGCTCACGACGCGGACCCGAACAGCCGCCCACGCGAGACCGTCTGCATGATGAGCGACGCGATTTTTCGGGCTACATCTTCCGCCGTGCCGTTCACGTAGAAGTGGTTCGTGACGCTGCCCAGGCCCATGCCGGCAGCCTTGTCAAGCGGGACGATCGCCTCCTTGCCATGGAGCATCGCCGGCGTACCGGTCCCGAAGTCGCCGACACCGCCATCAGCGAAGCCCATCGCGCCGGGCATGTTGCCGTAGGGCGTGATACCACCAGCCGCGATGACCTGCGCGAGCGTGTGGCCAGCTTTGATGTAGTCGATAATCTGCTGGTCCGACCAATTTATGGTGTTCGCACCGTTCGCCTTCTTGTAGTTCTCCACCCCTTGCTGGGACGAGAGGTCATACTGGGTTTGGCTGCTCGCCGACATCGACCCCATCGCGGCCTCGGACTGCGCCGCGTCGTTGATAGTCTTCTGCATCGCGGCGTCTTCCTGCTGGCCGAGCCACTGGTAATATTCGTCCCAGATGGCCTTACGCGCCGCAGCCTGGTCCGCGTCCGCCTTCTCGTTGAGCGCCGTTCGCTTGTCCGCGTATTGCTGGTCGATCGCGGAGAGCGTCTCCTGATACGTATCCTCGTCAACGAGCCCTTGGTTATAGCGGTCCTCGAGGGCCTGCTTAGCTTTGTCCTCATGGTCTTGCAGGTCGGCGAGCTGGCGACTGAGCGACTCATTGTTCGCGGCCTCGGTCATCGCCTCGTACTTACGTCGCGTCTGCAGTAGGTCGCCCTGGTACTGGTCTTCGCTCATCAACCCTTTCTTATAACGGTCGGCGAGGTAAGCCTCATCCTGCTGCTGTTGGGTCTTCAGTGCTGCGGCGGACGCCGCAGCGCGCTGCTTGAAGAGCGCGTCCTCAGCCTGGCCGGCAGCGACCCAGGCAGCAGTGAGATCGGCCTGGGCTTTCTCCCAATCTTTCTCATCTTGCTTGGCCTGCTTAGCTGCCTCCTGGAAGGCCTTGGCCTGTGACGCGCTGAGCTCGAAGGCCTTGGCGACGGTTCCGATGGCGGCACCAGCGTCGAGGTAATACTGCACGCTCGCCTTGGTCTCGTCATCGATCGCCGCGAGCGTCGCCTTATAATCCTCACCGACGTTCGACAGGTCCTCCCACGCGGCCGCGTATTTCTTCTGCTCCTCAGCGGCCTTCTTCGCCTCTTCTTCCTCTTGTTTCTTTTGCGCGAGGAAGTCCTTGAGTTTTTGCTGTTGCTCGTCAGTCGCCTTGGCGTTGTCTTGCTTGGCCTTCGTTTCAGCCGCCGTCGCTTCCGTGGCCTTCTTCTGACTGTCCGTCATGCCAACCAGGTCGGTCCACCACGTCACGCCGAGCGCTGTCACGCTGGCCGTCTGCTGCCACAGGTTCTTCAATGCGACCTCAGCCTGGTGCGCCGAATCAATCGCCTCCGGCGACACGAGGACTTTGTCACTGACCTTGTCCATGGCCTCTTTCACGTCGCCCATCGACGCAATGAGCCGGCCCATGCGGCCGCCGAGCAGCTCGGCTAGGACGCCGTTCTTCTCCATCGGGTCCTGGAGCTTGCTAGCGGCTTCCGAGATGTCAAGGAACGCGTTCTCTGGGCCCTTGGCCAGAAGGTTATCGACGCTCAAGCCCAGAAATTCGACGGCGCTCGCGGCGTTTTTGTCGCCCTTGGCCAGGCGGGCGCTGAGGGCCTCAATGACCCGCGCCATCATGTCGCCCGTGATGCCAAACTGGTTGCCGACGTAGTCGAGCTTCTGGAGTTCGTCGGTCGCGATGCCCGTCGCGCGGCTCGTCTCCTCGAGGTCGGACGCGAACTCGAGCCCAGCCTTGACTTCACCGAGCACGGCTGAAACGGAGAGGTAACCAGCGGCCATCGCGCCGAGCTTGCCGACGATGCCGTCGATCGACGACGACTGAGCATCCATGCCCTCAGTAACGTGGTCGAGCTTCTCGCCGAGCGCCTGCGCTGACTGCGCGGCCTTCTCGAAGGCCGCGGTCATCTCGTCGCGCGCGGTCAGGACTGATTGGACTTCCCCGACAGTAACGGCCATTTACTTTTTCTCGTTCAGCATCTCGATCAGCTGGTTGACGAACTCGACTGGAGCTTCCATGTATTCCTGCCAGCTCCACCCCATGTGCTTCATGACGACGTAGTCGGTTATGAATTGGGAGTCGTCGTCTTCGCTTTTTTTGCCGCTTCGCCCTCGGCGATGTGCGTCACGAGCGCGATTTGGAGTTCATCGAAGTCATCGGGGTCGAGCGCCCGCACGGCTTCCTCGGTCAACTCCTGCTGCTTCCCATCCTCATCCTGGAACGACCAGTCGACGAGCCACACCATCGCACGTTTGATGTGGTAGTTTGGCCAATCGATCTCCGGCGGCGCACCGAACGATCGCTTGACGCCGGCGCCGTCTAGGGTCTTCTTCTCGCCGACGTTGAGCCTCTCCTTGACCTCAATCCAATCGCCGTCGGAGAGCTCGAGCCGCTTCGTCTTCGCCGTCACAAACCTGTTACGAGGCATTCATCCTCCCAATTGAGACTGCGCGTGGGTCGTGGTAGAGCCAAACCTCGAGTGGGTCCAGGGTGATGACCTCGGCTTGGTCCCAGACCCAGAAGCACTTGTTGAAGCGAAGCCGCGCAACGTTTGCGCGGCTTATCCAAAACCGGTCGACCCTCTCGAGCCGACCGGTGAGGACCGTGACGGGGTCGCAGAGTTCCTGTTCGCGTTTGACCACCCGCCAACCGCGAACATCAGCCGCGCGTTGGTAGCCTGCGAACAGTTCCGCTCGGTCCCCGTTGGCCTCAAACATGAAATCACTGAACTCCGTTCAGCGATTAATGCGTGGACAGCGCGCCGTCACCCGTCAGCTTGACGGTGTTGCTGGCTTTCTTCGCGACGCCGCCTTCGGCGATCTTGCCGAGCTGGACCCAGCACGTTCCGTAGTAATACGTGCTCGCGGTCCCTTGCGGGTAGAGGTAGAAGTTCTCTACGCCGGTGTCGGTCGACGCGGCGAAGAGGGCGGTGCTGGCCGTGTCAAAGTTCCCCGACAGGGTGCCCGTCCACTCCTGCAGGCCCTTGACGAAGTTCTTCCAGGTTGAGCCAAGCTTCGTGACGTCGACCAGCGCCATGTTGAAGTCGATCGACCAGTCCGTTTGCTGGTCGAGGTTGACCGCCGCCTGGCCCGTTGCCGAGCCGAGGTAGACGACCGCGGATTTTCCGTGAATAGCTCCCACGTCAGGCCTCCTGCAAGCTCGGCACCTGCCGCCTCAAATGGGCCAGCAGCTCCACGGCTCGCGCGT